AGTTCTTACGTAAAGTTAAGAATGGACCATATCAATTAGATTTTATAGAATTTTGCCGTGTGCGTAGATGCTAATGCAGCTCGAAGACAAGCTGCTCAACAACGATGGATGGAGAAGGATGCTAAGTATCGTTCAGAATCCCTAAAATATTGGAACAGAGAAACGTCTGCTGTTCGTGGTATGCAACGTGCTGCCACAGGTTATAGCCGAGCTATTAGTAATGACTATCAACGAGCCTTGTATGTACAGGGTCAAGCTAGAAAAGCTTACCAAGCAGGCTTTATAAAATATCAACAAACAAAAGGTTCAGTTGACGAAGGTGGTCGAGATAGACGAGCTAGTAAGAAAGGATTAGTTGCTCTAACCAGAGCTAGAGGACAGCTAGATAATGCTGTACAGAAAGAGTTTGGCGTACAGATGCAGAGACGCTACAGAACTAGACTACTAAAGAAACAAAGTGTGCAAGCACAAACAAGACAATCACTTGGTATACGACCAGAGTATGGTGCTCCAGTATTAATGCCTCCATCTGATAGATTAAGTGGTGCATTAGATATAGCAAGTACTATTGTAGGTCTTGTAAGTGGAGTTGGTGATATAAGTAAAATGTTTAGTAAAAGTGCGGGCGAAGGTTTAAAAGGTTTAGACAGTTTAAAAAGTATAGGTATGGGCTCAGATCTTCTTGAATCTGCCATTGAAGCACCGGTTACGGTTGGTGGTGGTATACTAGGAGGAGACCGATTTGTTGACTATATGACAGGAGGTACATACTCATGACACAATCTTATTTTGAATATCTAGGGAGACAGGAAGCTGCTCCCTTTACTAATGAAAAGTTAGATTATGAACAAACAGAACCTGATCTAACTAAAAAAGTCAACGAACAGATTGACAAAAACATCAAAGATAGAGAACAGTTTTTTGCAGCTCAAATTGCTGATTATAATGCTACAGCCGGTAGAACTTCTAAAAATTTAAAGAATCTTTTAGGTCTGACTAGAACTGGTAAAGCTTATTTAGATAAACGTCAGGAGTATGCAGAAGATAGAAAAGCTTTTGAAGAATTACAAAAAATATATAACGACCCCATGAAACGTGGGCAGTATGCTATTATTGAAAAGAATCTTCAAGAAGTAGAAGGTGATCTAAAGAATGATGAAAATGTAGAAATAGCAACTATCGAAACAACCGGTGCAGATACAACAGGTCAAATTGTATCAGGTACACAACTACTTGATTTTAAAAAATCTATAACATCTGAAGAGTTTTTAAATGGTAGGCATGCTGCAAAAAGTATGCAAAACTACTGGTCTAAATACTTAGAAATAGCTAGAGGTAGTTTACTATATAATGATAAGTTATATGAAGACTTAACATTTTCAGAGAAGCAAGAGTGGATGAAAGTTGCAGGGGCTAACTTTGTAGCTATGTTTGCTAAGGCTAATCCTCGGATGACTGAGCATCAAGTTATTACACACTTTATGCCTAACTTTGATAAAACTTCTAGATCGTGGGATAGCCAGTCATTTGATATAGAAAACAATGCTGTGGACGAGGTACGTTCTAACACAGCTACTCAAAACTATATTAATGGTATCAAAGTAGCAGCTGAAGCATGGAACAATCCTAACGTGGACAGTGCTACAATTAGTAGTGTTTATTCTCAGTCTGGTTTTATACAGAATAAAATAGAAATACTGAAAGCAAAAGGTGACCCTAACCCTGCTAAAACAGCTAATGCTATGTGGACTGATATGATTATTAAAAACATAGATCAGTTCGACGAACAGGATATAGAATATCTATTGTATCATGATAGGTTTGAAGCCAAGCAACATAAAGGTACTGGTAAATTATCTAGTTATGCTGAGATACAACCGGCTAATGCTAATAAAATAGCAAATGCTTTTATTGATAAAAACAAAAAAGATAACAGAGCTTCAGAAATAAAGAGACGTGATGATATACTATTAAAGCTTGAGAATGGTCAAGAAGTTCCACAAGATGTACTCACTACATTTAGTAATGAAGATATCAGATCTCAAGTAGAACAAGCACTAGCAAAAGGTGAAGCAACCGAATTTAGTCGACCTGAGTTTAGTGTTAAGTCTGACTTATTTAGGCAACTATCTGATAATAGAGCTAAAGAGTTAGCTGCACTAAAAGGTGATCCCGGAAAATATGGTGACGCTACTTGGCGACTTACTACAACAGATAGCATTTACGATCAAGCAGGCGAGTATTTTAAAGATCAGTACCAACAAAGATTTGAACTGACTGGTAATAGAGCTGATGCACTAGAATATGCACAAAAGAAAACTATCGAAGCTATGAACAATGCTGAGTTTGATGATGTACTTAGTGAAATAGTTTCAGATACTCAGATTGCTAAATCCCTTAAGTTGCGTAAACTATATGAATCTGATAAGAAAGCTGCACTTAACTCTACTGTATTATTAGAAGGAGAAGAAGATCCTATACTTAATGCTGTAGATTATTTTAATGGTAAAGTTGATAGGCTAGATCATACGTGGACTTTGCTTGCTCAACTATATCCTAACAAAGGACCATTAAAATTAGCACACGATAGGTCAGTTAAACTTGGAAGGTTAAAACCTATACCGGGGTTAATCTTTGATGCAGATGTTAAAGTGCTAGATAGCCCATTACTAAATCAAAATAACGATGCTACTAAAACTATTATAGCAGCTGAAAATGGTATAACTAACAGTGAAAAGTATAACGAAATGTTAGGAGCTTTAGAATCTCCAAGTCAAGTAGAAAACGGTGGTATAAATGCCATCAAAGATCCTGACGGAAACTATGTTACAGAGCTACCTTTAGGTAAACCTTTATCAGAACATACTATACAGGAAGTATTCGGGTTAGTACAAGCAGGCTATACTAATATAGGTCTATATGATATGACACCCGGGGCATTAAGACAGGTGTTTAATGACAATTTGACAATAGATTTTACAAAACCATTTGATGACGTCGCACAATCTAAAATATTAATGGCTAGACTATATCATAAAGCTAATAATAAACACATATTTGGTAATGCTGATACATCATACAGAAGATTAATGACTTTTACGGAAGATCAGATTGAAAAATTTGAAGCATTAATTGATGAGATACCACCATTTCTTAAATTAAATACACTTTATGGACCCGCTGCTGTAGAGTATATTAACCAAAACGGATAATTATGGAAGAATTAAATGTAGAATATGATCCTACGGGATTTACTTCTACCGAAGAGTTAGAGAAACGGCTTGAAGAACAATCTATTCAACAAGATAAAATCAACGAAGCACAGGCACTAGCTGTTCAACAAGAAGAACAAAAAGAAAAAGAACAAATAGATCCTAGACTGACCAATGATAAGTGGGGACTAAAAGCTTTCGCTAAAGAAGGGCAGTCTATTCTAACTGGTGGTATACAAGATACTATTTCTTCCAGTACTACATTTGCAGAGCGTACATTCGATGCTGTGACTGGTAGGATGCAAAAGGAGAAACAGGAACAAGGTTATTACAGACCAGACTGGGATCCATTTGTTGATGAAGATGACCCTATTATAACTAAAACATGGTGGGGTAAGCTTTTACGAGGCACAGTACATTTTGGTAGTATGGCTGCCGGTATAGTATTATCAGCAAAAGGATTAGCCGCAGCCGGTGTACCTTTATTAGGAGCGGCTTCAACCAAGATGTTAGGATTAGGAGCTGTTACCAGAGCTATGGCTATTGGTGGTATTTCTGATTTAATATCTAAAGAATCTGATGGGCATAATGCTCTAGGAGCTTTAACTAAACAGTATGGTTGGATGGATACTCCACTAACTACTAAAGATACTGACCATCCTATGATGATGAAATTTAAAAACATCGTCGAAGGTATGGGAATAGGTCTGATATTTGATGGAGCAGCACAACTAATAGGTGGCGGTAGCAGTGCAGTTAAAAGACAGATAATACAGCGCAATGCTAGTATAGAAAATCAAACAACTACAGCTGCACTTGCACAGATACGTAGGGGAGATACTCAGTTCCGTGCTGAAAAGAACGCACCTATAGCTCAGAGACATCAGGGTGCTCATACATCTGAAGTTGATGTAGGTCAAGCAAGAGATCAGCTTAAGCGTACACGTACTGACTGGGGATCTGAAGATGGATCTACAGGTGGTGTGACTACTAACGTTGAACGTGAACGTATAGCGAGAGAAGGTGGTACAACTGACGAGGTAGTCGAACGTACACTACGAGGTCTCATGAGCGATGAGAAGTTTAAAAAAGAAATGGAGTTTGTAAAAGGTGACAGAAAAGCCTTAGCAGACGTTTGGCGTGATGCAATAGAATCTTACATGAAGATTACTGACGGTAGAGAAGTAGTAGATATGTCCCCAGAGGAGTATTTATCTGATCTATTTGAAAAGCAGAAAGCTAGTATACCACTAGGAGATGAAACATTTGAAACATGGTCTGCTGAAACAGTAGTTACAGCTGACTTAGTAGTAGGATCTTTGCTTAAAAAGCTAAGAGATACAGGCATAGCCGGTAGAGAACTAGCAGAATACGTGTCATTGGATGATATTGACGGACCCGCAAAGCAGATTATAGATACTATGTTAACTGCTTTGACACAAACTAAGAAGTCTAGGTTTGTAGCATCTGATTATTTTAGATCATTTGGTGCAGGCAAAACTAGAGCACAAGTAAATGATGCAGTAAATCAAGCAGTAGCATCAGATATGCAAGATGTTAAAGATTCTATATTTTCTATTCTTAAAATAGCTAAAGATGATGCAGATGATAACTTACTAAATGCGTTGTTTGAAGCATTTTCTATGATGAAAAATGTAAATAATCTAGATGATTTTGATAACTGGGCAAGAACTATCCTAAAAGGTGGTCAAATAGCAGGCGAAGGACCAGAACGTACTGGTGCTTTGATACGTAGTTTACAGGAAATGATAAGTCACAGTGTATTAAGTGGACCTAAAACACCACTTCGAGCACTTATAGGTACAGGTAGTGCAACATTCTTACGTCCTATATCTACATTTCTCGGAGCTACTATGCGTTTTCCTTTTACTGGAGACGCAGCTACAGTTCGATCTAGCTTGGCATCTATAAATGGCATGGTAGAAGCAATACCAGAAGCATTTGATTTATTTTTTACTAAGTTAAATGGTTACTGGAGCGGCGATATATCTACAATTAAAACTAGATTTATCGAATTTACTAAAGGTGATGCTAACTGGGAAGTTATGCGTAGATGGGCAGAGGATAGCGGAAGAGCAACTAGAGAAGATCGTGCTATCTTTGCCATGACTAACATGATACGTGGTATTAATAACAATAATCTTTTTACTTACTCTACTAAAATAATGGCAGCAACTGACGATGCCTTTACATTTTTATTAGGTAGAGCTAAGATGAGAGAAAAGGCTATGCGTCGTGTATTGGAGATAGAAGGTAGTGGTGTACAGTTACCACAAATTAATAGTGCTGTTATGAGAGCATATCAAGATGATTTCTATGCAGAAATATTTGATGCTAATGGTAATATTAAAGACGATGCAACTATGTTTGCAAAGAAGGAGGTAACACTTACACAAGATCTAACTGGATTTGCAAAAGGTCTTAATGATGTTATGACATCTAATCCTTTTGTTAGACCATTCTTTCTATTTGCTAGAACTGGTGTAAACGGACTTGCACTTACAGGTAAGCATACACCCGGTTTTAACTTTCTTGTTAAAGAGTTTAATGATATAGCTTTTGCTAATCCTAAAGATTTATCTAAACTTAAAAAATACGGTATTAACACTTTAGAAGAATTACAAAATGCTAAAGCACTACAAACAGGTAGATTAGCAATAGGTTCTGCTGTAACCTTTATGGGTATTCAAGCATGGGCATCAGGTAGACTTACTGGTGATGGACCTACAGATAGACAAATGAGACAGGGTTGGATAGATGGTGGTTACTTACCCGGAACTATAGAACTCGGTGGTGTTAGAGTTAACTATGAAGACATTGAACCTTTTGGTCTAATACTTAGGACTATTGCTAACGTAGGTGATGCTAGTATACTTATGGGTGAAGAGTGGACAGAAAAAGAACTACAAAAGATCTCTCTTGTTGTAGCTCAAGCCGTCTCAGGTAAGTCTTACTTAGCCGGACTTCAACAACTTGTTGACTTAGTAGCCGGTCGCCCCGGTCAGGTAGAACGTATTGTAGCTAGTATTACAAACAACACTGTACCACTTGCAGCATTACGTAATGAAATAGGTAAATTAATTAACCCACATATGCGTGAAATTAATTCTGGTGTATTCCAGTCTTGGCAGAACCGTAACTTAGCTACTGAAATTTTACCCGGTATCGAAGGGTTGCCTATCAAGTATGATATGCTAAATGGTCAACCACTTAAAAAACATGACTTCATGACTCGTGCATTTAACATGATTAGTCCTATACAACTAAACATGGATCAAAGCGTTGGCAGACAGTTCTTATTTGACAGTGGTTATGATTTAAGAATCAGCACATTCTATGCACCTGACGGTACTAATTTAACTGATGATGCAGGTATAAGATCTCAGTTTCAACAAGCTATAGGTAAATATAATTTAGAAGCTCAACTAGAAAAACTAGCTCGAGACCCTAAAGCTATTGCCTCTATGAAACTTATGAGAGCTGATATACGTGCCGGTAAACGTGCAGAGTATAATGCTAGAGATTACTACCATAATATTATGATAGACAGAATGTTTAAAGAAGTTAGAAGACTAGCTTGGAATGACATTAAATATAGACAAGATATTATGGCTCTAATTAGTGAGCAAAAAGAGAAAAAATTACAACAAGAATATAAAAAATCAGAATCCAACAACCTTCTTACAATGTATAAGTAATGGCAACAACTTTCGTAGACTACACAGGAGACGGAAACGCTACGAAGTCGTTTTCCTTTCCTTCCATAAAAGAAGCAGATATTAAAGTGGATGTCGACGGTGTTACAAAAACATCAGGCAACCACTATAATATAACAAGCTATACAACAACCGGTGGTGGTAACGTAGTATTTACTTCCGGTAATATACCGGCTAGTCCGGCGTCTATACGTATTCGTAGAGACACAGATGTAGACTCACCTAAAGCTACATTCACAGCAGGGTCATCAGTTAAAGCAGGCGATCTTAACAACAACATGACACAGATTCTGTATGCTGCACAAGAAGAACAGAATCAAACTATAGTTACATCTGATTTAAAAGATGGTTCTATAACAACAGCTAAAATACAAGATAGTAATGTAACAACAGCTAAAATAGCTGACGACGCAGTTACAACAGCTAAGATACCTGACAATGCTATAACAATGGCAAAGCTAGGTAGTGGTGCATTACCTACAGATATAAGTGTAGCAAGTGCTAACATTACAGATCTTTCTGTAGCAACAGCTGATATTGCAGCAGACGCAGTTACAGGAGCAAAGATAGCCGATGACTCTATTAACTCAGAGCATTATGTTGATGGTTCTATTGATACTGCTCATATAGCAGACAGTCAAGTTACTGGAGCCAAAATAGCTAGCACAACTATTACAGATGCAAAGCTAGCATCTAACGCTGTTACAACATCTAAAATTACAGATGCAAACGTAACAACAGTTAAAATAGCTGACAGCAATGTAACACTTGCAAAGTTAGCTAGTGATTTAAAACAGACTACAGTTACAGATGACGATACTAAATTACCAACTTCTGGTGCTATCGTTGATTACGTAGCTAACCAACTTTCTATATTTGGTGGTTTTACAGCTATCGCAAACGAAAGTTCTTTTCCTAATACACAAAAAGCTTCCGGTGCTGCTGTTAGTATATCAGACGCAGGCGGTCTTGTTGTTAATGGTAGTGGTACAAGTACATCAGCTTCAACTGTAGGTGGAACAACTGTTACAATAAACAACATACCTTCTAACTTTCACAGTTCTACTATAGCTACAGGTATACGTTTTATTGTAACGTCAACTGGCTCTGGTCAGATATATAACTACCACAAAGCTACACTACCAGAAAGTGATCTAGTAAGTCTTAGTGGAGACATCAATGACTTCAACGAGAGATATAGAGTAGGTTCGTCAAACCCTACAAGTAATAATGATGCCGGTGATTTATTTTATCATACTGGCACAAATAAATTACTCGTATATAATAGCTCATCTGGTGCGTTTGAAGAAACACAGTCAATCGGGCAATTTTTTATAAACACAATATCTAGTTCATCAGGAACTGGTGGAGGAAGTGCAACACTTAATGGATCAGCTTATAGATTTACACTTAGTAATGCAGGCACAGTTGCCGAGCAACATCTTGTTAGCATCAATGGAGT